ACCATTAACGCCATGCAGGACAGCATCCTCAAAGAGCTTGAATGGGACGGGATGATCTTTCGCAGGCTGGGGTATCATGATAGGCAGATTCGCGTTATAAACGTTCTGGCCGGCATTAAAGAATCAGATTTTAAATCCTACTGGGGCAGCGGAGAACTCAAGAACGCTGGCAATGTAATTCTGAAATTCAGGCCACTGCTTCTGCAGGCCCTGGAGTCAGTGGAGAAGATGCAGCAAACACTGGCTATGGAGGCCGGCAAAAGCATGAGGCTGGCCACACTGCATGCCATGATCGATACCACAAAAGATGAGGGGAACCAGGCCAGGCTCAAGATGCTGGGTGAGGTGGAGGAGGCCCTGGGCAAAGTAAAATCCAGGTTTGATGCAGTGGATGCCATGAGGCACCTCCTGGGCATGGAGCTGCAGGAACATGGCCAGCCTGGCAACATGGATGCCTGGAGATCTGAGTGGATGAATCAGAATGCTGCATGCATGATCGGCATGGAGGCCATCCTGGGTGTAGTTCCTCACTTTGACAATAAGAAGTTTGCAGGATACAGCTGGGTGCAGAGTGATGATTTCCCAGAGGCCGAGGAAGCCCAGGCACCAGGTGAGGGGATCAGCATGTTCCACAGCTACCTGGGAATCATGAGGCAGCTCAAGGATCACCAGGGGGATCTGGATGATATTTTGGGCCAGTAGCTGAAACCTCAGGGTTTATACTTGGTATACACCCTCAACACGTTTCACCACTTTAACCACGGCATCATGAAAGAACTTGCACTTATTCTGGCCGGCCTGGCCAGCCCCATCCCTTACGATCTCTGCACAGCCCAGCCCAGGTGGATCAAGAAAAAATGGCAGGGCCTCTGGGTTACGTTCCTCATCGGAACCACAAAGGAGGCATACACAGAGATGCTCAATCTCCATGCACCTGGCTGGAGTTCTCGGATCGTACACCCCCCCAGGCTTTTCAATGAGAACCTGGTGCAGTGTACCTGTGAGATCACTATACCTGCCCTCATAAATGGCACTGTTCACATGCTCACCAGGAGTGCCGTGGGCATTGTGGAGATTGAGCAGGGCAAGGTTAAGGGGGGCTACGGGAACCCCGTGAGTAACTGTGCCACAGCTGCCTTTAAGAAAGCAGCTAAGATGTGGGGCGTGGCCAGCCAGTTCCAAAAGCCAGCCATCATGATGAGGATCGAACATTGGGAGGGAACTGGATCCAATAAAAAGCCAGTGTATCCAAAGTACGATCCTGATCGTGCAGGCTCACCCTGGTACACCAGGAACCAGGATCAGGTGCCTGATGATGTAAAGAAAGCCATGAGGGAGGTGAGAAATCCCAGGAACAAGGCCACCAGTAAAACGGCTATGGCTAAGCCTGAGCCGGCCCAGGATAAGCCGGCCCCATTCCCTAGCCTGGCTGGCCTCAGGGATATCTGTGGAATAAAGAATGTGACTATTACCCTGGTGGGCTTTGGTGGCCTGGAGCCTGGTGATGCAGACAACAGGATAGCCAACATCCTCAGGGCCCTGGTAAAGGCCAGGGATGAGATGAGTGCCACCAGCAGGAGGGAGTTTTTAGTATGGGCCCAGAACTCCCAGGCCGACCTTACCAGTCAGAAAAAGCTGGAGGGTGCCCTGATCAAGTATGAGGCTCAGCTTTTAGGAGGTGGTGAATGAGTAACCTGATAATCCCCAGCCGGCCCTGGGTGTTTCTCCCCAAACTAGCAAAGGCCGTGGGCTTAAAGGAGGCCATCATTCTCCAGCAGTTCCACTGGATCCTGGTGGATGCTGGCCTGAGTGAGATGAGGATGAGCCTGGATGATTGGTGTGAGATCTTTTATTTCATCCCCAGCAGAACCATGAGGAGGTGCCTGGAGAAAATGGTGCAGGATCAGCTGCTGATTAAAAAGCCCTGGGATGGTGGTGCCCTGGTGTGGAGCATCAACTATCCAGCTGTGGATGAAGCTGCCAAAGTGGCCAGGCAGCCGGCCAAAGTGGCCAACGAGAATGGCCAGGGTGGCCAGGTAAATGATGGCCAATCTGGCCAGGCTGACCTCTTTATAAGATATATTTTAAAAGATAATATATATCCTTTAAATGGGGATTCTGAAAAGCTGGATTTTGAACTGCTCAAAAGGCAGGCACCTCATGAGCTATTCGTTACCTGGTGGAATGCAGTGGCCAGGCAGCATGGCCTGGTGGTATGCAATCAGAAGAAAGCAGGCCGATCCAAAGAGGTGGCCAGGGTGATCTCTGAGGGGTTCCTGGAGAACCTGCCCCAGGTTGAGAGGGGGCTCAAAGAAAACCCCTGGTATGCTGGGGCCAATGATCAGGGATGGGTGGCAGATATCGAATGGATTTTAAAGCCTGGCAAGTGGCAACAGGTGGCCAGGTTTGTATCAACAAAAAAGGCCAGGGCTTTCACCTATAAGGAGGCTCTGGATTATTGCCAGAAACACATGCTCTCACCAGATCTGCCCAAACACTTTGAGCAGGTTGAGGGCAAAAAATGGAGGCTGAAAATATGACGGGCCCCTATGTTGCAATCACAAAAACATGCTTTATTAATTTTGAGGATTACACTGTGGATGAGGCCGGCCTGGCCATAGCCGATGAGCCCCTGGTGGTTACTCTGAATTTCAATGAGAACCAGGTGATAGGCAAGGCCACAAACGTTGCAGTACACAAAGGGATGCTCTCAGCAGATCTAGTGGTTTATGGGCCGGCTGCCCTGCATGCGGATATGATGGAGCTTTCCTTTCACATTCACACAACAGATTACAGCCGGCCAGCCGGCCCTGGATCATTACACATAAAACAGGGGAAACTCATGGGGCTGGCCCTGTGCCCCGAACCTTTCGCAAAGTTATCAAGTGAGGTAAAATCATGAGAGTACTTGTTCACATTAGAATGATTATAGCATTCACGCTGGCTCAAGCATGGGAGCTTATTGTTATCAGTGAAACCTGGGAGAGCCCTGAGCTGGATGAGTTGGTGGAAAACTATAATGGCTGGGTTGGTGATGATGATGAGCCCGATCCAGTTCTGGCCAGCGTTGCATCTAAGGCCGGCATAAAGCTCAGGGGCCTACCAGAGGTGAAGTATCAAAAGCCAGGGGTATATCTTTACATTGGGGCTTATGATGCTGTGTTTGATACAAGCGCCACAGAGGGTGGGTATACCGCATTGTCTGGCACACTACACCCCATCCAGATGAGCCCACATATTCTGGAGATGATGGAGGCCCATGATGAGCATTAAATCAGCCCTTTACCTGTTCTGCTTTTTTCTCCTATTCCTCTGCATGCTCATGAGTGCAACAGCCATGCCGGCTGCCAAAGTGGCCAGCATGGTGGAGGCTCCCCATGTTGCTATGCAGGAGTAAGAGGCCCAGGATTTTGGTGAGATCCTTCCAGGCAGAAACACCAGCTCAGCTGGAGGCAGCCATTGAGAGGTTTTATCAGGAGCCTGGCCACAATCGCTATTCACTATCCCAGCTCATCCCGATCAGCTCAACACATGCAGCTGGCCAGGTGGTATGCTGGGGCATTTTCAAAAGGTAGTTTTATGAGAGCATTGGACGATAAGAACCAGGTGCAGCAATACCTGGAGCTAAAGGCACAGATACAAGAACTCACAGAGCAGATGGAACAGCTCAAGGGCCCCCTGCTTTATGCACTGATGGAGGAGCCTGAGCAGAAACACCAGGCCCTGGGTATGGAGTTCACAATTCAAACCAGGAAAACCTGGGGCAATTACTCTGAGAGTGTAACCAGGCTGGCTGAGCAGCTCAAGCTCAAAAAGAAGCAGGAGCAAATCGATGGCGTGGCTGAGATCACAAAGCACCAGAGCATCCTGGTAGTTAAGCCGGCTAGGACCAGTGGCTGATTGGGATGATCGGCGTGTGGAGTGGGAGAAACTGGAGCAGTACATTTTCAGGAAGTATGGCCACATGGAGTGCATGCATCCCAAGCGGCACCCCCTGGAGAACATCCTGCTCCTGATCTCTCACCTCCACTCTGAGAATAGCAGCATCCGATCCAGGGCAGATGGCCTGGCAGATATAGCTCATAAATCTGGGGTAATAAATAATGTCAAAAAACAGCAGGGATTGGGAGAGGTGGATAGCCCAGAATCCAGGGAGGGTGGAGGGCAGCGCTCAGCCTGGGCCCACCCAGGCCCACAGGCCGGCCCCTTTAGATCCTGGATTATTAGTGCAAAATATCGCGGAGGAATTATCAGCCTTGCCTGGGATATGCTTACAGCTGGGTTTAAGAAAAAGGGATGAGTTGGTGCGGATTGAGGTGGATGGTGTTGGCCCGTCACTTAATGAGTTTTTTGGGAGGGCTCACTGGGCAAAGAGAAAGGAGCTGGTGGATTCCTGGCACTCCAAAGTGTATGCCTGGCTGCATGAGCATCCCCAACTTGAGATCAGGGAGCCAGCTGAAGCCCTGCTGTTTTGCACGTTCAGGCCAGGTAGGGAGGGGCAGGATGGAATCAACCTCAGCCCCACATGTAAAATGATGGAGGATGCCCTGGTTAAAGTGGGGACCCTCCCAGAGGATGATGGTGGCTGGATCAGGTTTCATCACCTGGTGGGCCGGCCAGGGGTGGCTGATCGATCAACTTTAATTTACTTCAAAAGCAGGTGATATCATGGCAGGCAAAGATCCCAGGGATCCTGGGGATTTTAACTATCTAAACTGGGATGGCAAAACAATGGCCGTGAGAGCGGGCCAGCCCTGTAAGTATGTGGTGGTTCACTCCTCTGGGTTGTGCTACCTGGTAAAGGCTGGGTCCAAAAAAGGGAACGGCCTCAAGCTCCCAGATCCAAAAGCTAAATTATTTATTGATGTATTTAATCTACTCAAGCCATCAGAGCCTGATATGGAGCTACTGGCCATAGGGCCATCGAAGCCCACCAGGGACAAGGCCCTGGGGTTCTGGCCATCCACTGAGCCCAGTGCTCTAACCACCAGGCAGCAGGAGCTGGTGGATACTCACAGCCGGCCACAGGATCACACCATGAGCGGGCCACCATCAGTGAAGCAGGGAGGGGTGGCCGGCAAGCAGAAGCAGTGCAAGTTTTGTGATGAGTGGATCATGATGATCAGGCTGCCCACTGGCCAGCTGATGCCTGTGGATGCTCAGATGTACACAGGAGGCCCTGGCTGTCCTCCCCTGTTCACCAAAGGTGGATTGAAGGTAGAGAGCCCAACCGAAAAGGATCGGGGCTATGCGCCCCACTGGTGCAAGCGTAAGGCAGGGGTGGCATCATGAACTGGCTGGAGATAAAGCCCACGCCATACGATCAGCTCCCTGATCATGTTGATTATACTGGGATGATGGGCACTGTGAAGATAGCAAAGGAGATCCTTTATGATTGGGGCTATCACATGGAAACTGGCACCACCCTCCTCACCAGAGTTATGAACCACGTGGCTGATCAGATGGCTGAGAGGGATGGTGATAATGAGGAGTAGAAACCATGAAACATATTACTGGAAAACCAGAACTCACGGCCCATCAAAAGCTCATTAGAGCGGCTGCAAAGGGAAAGGGGTTGCATCTTAATGCAGATGATGTGATGCAGTTGGTGCATGATGATGCTGTGCTCTGGGCTGCACTGCAGCACAGTGCAAGGTTTCAGAATTGCACATCATGGGAATTTCGTGAGGTGGCGTATTCAGAGGGCCATGATGTACCTTATGAATAAAAACAGCCGGCCAGATCACCACAATCTGGCCGGCTTAAACACGTTCCCGTTTCCACAGCATCTGTAGATGGGTGTGCATAATATGTGTATATCGTTCCAGATGTTCCGCTGGCCACGCTGCCTAAGGTGCGGCCTGTACCATCTGGAGAACCCAGTAGAGGATACCACCTCCAGCCAGGCCGGCCCCACCACCTATGGTGGCTATCTTGATCATCAGCTTAACCTGGCCATCCCTCAGCTCATCTATTCTCTTTTTAACATTGGATGGATCCAGGGCAGCCAGTGCCAGCTCATACTCATGGGCTTTCTCCTCCAGGGTTTTTATTCGTGGGGCCAGCTGCTGGGCAGTTAATTGGATTAATGATTTTTCCATGTGTTCATGGGATTCTCTGAGGCCCTTGATATCATCATGTATCAAGTTCAGAACAGCCACAATGGCATCAGATCCACCCTGATTGTTAGTAGAAACATCCATAGCACTATCTTAAAATCTACGGTTAAAATGGCAGGCCCACCGTGAAATCGTGAGCCAGCAGAATTGCTAAGGTGCAAACAGCCTCCTGCAGGTGAGGGTTCTGGCATTGGCCAGGCTCCTCTCTCTCACCACGTTGGCAGCGTTTACTCTCCAGCTTGAAATTTTACCCCCTCCACACATCACATAAACATTAACCCCATCATCACCCTGGAAGAAATCCATCCATGCTGAGTTAAGAACCTCAGCATTTCCAGCCACCACGAAAGCATCTGATGGGTTGTTTATTGTGATTGGGTTGTACTGGTATATGGCCGATCCAACTACCCTGAAAGCCTGGCCAGTTAGGCTATCGATGGCACCTGCCCTGAACTCAAGGCCAGAGGCAGACTGCATGCTGTCCACGGAGCCATCAGATATATCATACCTGATCAGGCCAGGGGTAACGTACCAATAGGCGTAGTTTCCAGATGTGATGTTTCCTGCATAGGATGGTGGGCCATCGATGGAGCCAGTGCCTAGCCTATTCTCATAATCATGAATCAGGCCACCAGCTATGCCATACACGTACCATCTACGGTTGGCAAAGTTAACCATGTGGCTGCCCAGGATAATCTGATCATTAGCAGTATCCACAATGATCCCATCCAGATCACTGAGTCCAGTTGAGAAAACCAGCTCAGGCTCCTCACTGCCATCATCGCGCCACCTGTAAACTGAGCCACCCGTGGTGAGGCCATAGATGTAGGCATTCACCTGGTGCCTAGAAATATCCACTATGGCCAGGCTGGTGAGATCCAGACCCGTATCTGTTTCCACTGTGAAATCTGCGCTCATGATCATAAAGTGATCAGTATCCTCATCTACAAAGTAAATGGGCCCACCCTCCTGCACCCAGGGTGGCACGCCACTGGCCACGGCACCTGGGTCAGAACAATCCAGGCACAGGCCCTCACGTACTCCCTGGCTCTGGCCGGCATGGTTTACCGTGAGCCTGGGCATCTCATCTGCACTGGTTACTGATACCCTGACTTTCCATACCTGCTCATCCAGTGTCACCTGGCCATCCTGGCCATACACTTTTGTGGTTTCCTCAATGATGCCCCCATTCCAATTTATCTCAGTCAGGGTGCCGGCCCAGTTCCCAATAAGATCCAGAACCATTGTGCCAGCTGGGAAAACAAACTCCATCACGGCCTCAATACCAGTGAAGGATCCCAGGCTATCAACACTATCCCCCTCCTCCACTTGCCAGGTGGGGCCATTAAAGGATGTGTTTTTTCTATCTAAGAGGTGCCAGGTGCCAGATGATCCAGACGCAAAGCCAGAGCCCGATCCAGAGCCTGGCACATCAGGGGTGGCCACTGTGGCCACAGAATTGTACCAGGGGGCAAACTCCAGAATGTTCGTGAGCTGCATGATGGCACCAGAATCCCTGGCCTGCTGGATCACCAACTGAGAGCCGGCCAGCCGGCCCCCTGGGTTCCAGGCATCCCACATGGCCAGCTTTGAATCTACCAGCCACATATCATGGCGAACAAATCCAAACATGGCCGCTCGAATATCACAACCCAGGGCCTCCATTTTTTTGAGCTGCCTGATGAGTTCTGATTTAATCACCCTCATGGCCATGCTGTTTGACCCGCTCAGCCTGGTGGATGCAGAGCCTTTGTAGTATGCCGATCGATCAGCTGGGGTGGCATTGGCCAGGGCCTCCCACCCCATGATATCAACTACGGCCCCACTTCTTTCCTGCCAGAGGAGGAGCCTGTTAAAAGATGTGTCCCTGGCAATGGTTGTGTAGCACTCATCTGCAACAAACCCAGAGCCACTGCCTGGCACTACACCTGAGCCAGAGCCAGGCACAACACCAGAGCCCGATCCTGGAACCACTCCTGAGCCTGACCCAGGCACAGCACCAGAGCCAGAGCCAATGAATCCAGATCCTGAGCCACTGGCTGGAATCACGCCAGAGCCAGAGCCTGACCCGATGAACCCAGATCCAGATGCTGGTGGCGCAAAGTTAACATAGGTTACTGAGTGGATCTGATCATAGCCCGTGCCACTGGCCACCAGGGTTCTGTTGGCCGTGGCCGGTGGTGGCAATGAATCCCACTTGTAAATTGAGTCTGCCTGAAAAGCAGCCCCGTACATCACATCCCTGGCAGGTGTGAGATCCATCTGCCATATCTGGTTTATCGTATCGCCCACAGTCCAGGGCCCAACGGTTGTGCCTATTGGTAGGTAGAATACCCTTGAATCATTCCAGTATCCCACCATCACATTAGTGCCATCCACAGCCACCCCATGTGCTATATCACCAGTATCCGTGGGGTACGTTACCTGCAGGGTTCCAGAGGCATCATAGCTCCTAACGGCAAAATCAAAAGGCACATAGACAAATCCATCATCAGGATTAAATGCTGGGTGGCCTGGCCAGTTGATTGCATTTGAGACTATGATAGATTCAGACCCACCATCATCAGAGTTCTTGTATAGATCCCCAGTGACTCCCACCCTGTTTGTGTAATACATCAGGGAGTTATCGTAATCGAAACAGATTCCAAACGTGTTTGCCAGGGCAGTTCTCACCACCTCCTCCCCCAGGCCGAACTTATCGTATCTGAGAATGGCACCCCTGGCCAGGGAATTTGAGCAAGTTACATACAGCTTTTCCTTTGTTCGGTGCCAGGCTGCCTGCTGTGGATCATGGATAGCCCCATCCCCCAATACATTGATCACAGCATGCCGCTCATCCCCATCCAACTCCAGGATTCTCACGCTCTCATCACTGGTGAGAGTCATATACAGGGCCTCACCATCTGGCCAATCCTCCTCTAGTATCTCGCATCCCTGTGGGAAATTATCCCCCTTGCCCACGCTGATGTGGTGAACCCAGGTGTTAAACGATCCTGGAGTGGTGCCATTGGCCAGCTCGCTAACGCCACATGACCCACCAGTGTGGGTGGAGTCAGTGGTTTGAACATTCCAGGCCGTGGGCTCATTGGTTCCATGTTCCCAGATCCTAGCCCTGATGGCCCCGTTTGTAAATCGGCATAGCCTTACCCAGTACTTGGTATTAGCATTCAGGGTGAAGCTATCATTATCCTTAAACGTAACTGAGCCACCAGTTAGCTCCCAGAGGCCCACGATGTTGGTGGCGTATGCCAGCTCAAATAGGTATCCATTCTCATCTCCCTCAGAGCCACTGGCATTGATCCACAGGGATGGGGCTGCAGATGCGTAATCCGTTTCAATCAGGGCCAGGGCACCATGATTCTCACCATCTGCCTCCTGGTAAATATGCAGGGGCCGGCCCGATCCAGTTTTAGTGATCTGCAGAGCCTTGCCACCTGGGCTGGTGGCATCGGTCACAATGGAGTCACTAACATTTGACTCATTGAAAATATTCACCCAGCCAGGCACATGATCCTGAATAGCGTAGTTCCTGAAATCTGTAGAACACCTCTCCTGGCAGTTCTCCAGCATATCACTCCACTCCCAGAACTGGCCCCCTATCTCACCAGATCCTGGCACATACCCAGATCCTGAGCCGGCATTCCCTCCACCATCCCACATCATTGCATGCTCTATGGCATACTCATCAGCCGATCTCTCAGAGGTAGCCAACAGGGCTATACTCTGCGTTCCCAGGAAGCTCTCCCAGTTCCCACCCGATGCCCTGGCCCTCATCCAGTTGAGCAGGCCCACGCCAGTGTACCATGCCTCTGTTGTGGATGAGTTCAGGGTGCCGGCCTCACCGTTCCTGAACAGCTGGCTCTCATCATTTGCATCATGGTAGTTGAAACCCCAGTGAGCAAATATTCCATCTATAACATCCTCATTGGCCCTATTTGTGGCAGCTATCCTAAATTGATAATCATGGCTGGATAGCTTCATCTGATTATTTGCATCGTATCCCCACGGGCTCTCATTCTGAACAGCTGTTCCCTCCTTAACCTCAACCCATGAAAAGCCGGCCTGGGCCATGCCATTGAAAGCAGATCCGCTGCCTGAGTTTGCTATGCTTATCCCTTCCTGGTTTGATGAGCTGGGATTGAAAAGGGATTTTCCGAACCATCCACGATTCACCACTGAGAGGCCAGAGCCAGTGCCTGTGTATCCATTGCCTGTGAGATCTGCAATGGTGGATGCATCGTTTATGAGATCCAGAACAGCCTCAAATTTCCAATCAAAAACGGCATTCCTGCCATAGGTATCCGTGGCCAGGGGCAGGGTGGCCGTGGCATCGTTGCAAAAGATCGTGTAGTAAGTATGAGCTGATGAATCCAGGTTGATACCTTTGGCAGCCAGGAGCCCCCTCCTGCTGGCTTTATCCACAAAAACCGGGAACGTTTCAAACCTGGTGGCCTCATCCTGAGAGTACACCAGGAGATCGGCCCCATCAGATTGAATCACATCCCAGAGGCCGGCAGGGGCATTGGCCAGATTGAACCATAAAACCACAGTGGCCTGATCACTGCCCACCTGGTTAAAATCTGACCTAACCTTAAACTTATTTAATCTGGTTTCTTTTGCCATCTGCCTAAATTTCTAAGTGGCGCCCAGCTCATCGAGGAGCTGTAAACGCATGTATTTTTATATGTGAGGCAAGTGCCAAACCTAATTTATTTAGGTTGACCACCCAGGAACCCCAATCTGCACCTTATCAGAGCCCACATAAATCCCTGGCCTGGGATCGATCATTGGCCCTGGGTTTGTGATCTGGATGATGGGCTGCACATCTGCCTCATCAACTGAGAACTCCACCCTCCATGTTCCATCAGGAATCACCCCAGATGCAGAGGGAATGCCATTGGTTTTGGTAATGGTTCCAGAGAGGAGGTTTCCACTCCAATCATAGAACCTGGCCTGTGTGGCATTCTCATCCCCAGAGATCTCCAGTGTGGCCCCCTGCAGAGGTAGAATCCATGATAGCACAGGATCGATGGTGCCAGATTTTGTGAGGGTGCCCATGAAATCCACAGAGGCACCTGGGCCACCTGGATCCCAGTGTGGCCCATCCCATCCAGTTTGCCCGATCCTGGCCAGCATCCACTCCTGGAGATCGCCACTGCCAGAGCCCAGGCCGGCCCCGCTCCCCGATCCAATGAGCGTGGGTATGGCATAGGAATCAGTGCAGGCCCAGGGGATGCCCTCCACCAGGTTGTAAGATTGATAAATGGCCCCATCAAAAGTGTGGCTCCTCATGGTGGCCATGCTCCCTGCCATAGTTCCTGGGCCCCTCCTGATATCAGTTACATCCAGGTTCTCACCCACGGCCCAGATGCCATGCACATTAAATCCGATCACGTAACAGGTAACAGGCCACCCCTGGCCACACATCTGCCTGAGGCTGGATATATCACACTCCCTCAGCAGAGGCCACTCCAATGTGTGAAAGCGCTTGATGGGCACACTGGCACCATCTATCCTCATGCTCTGCTCACGTTTGGTGATGATGTTGGCCGGCATGGCAAACCTGGCCTGTGCATCCACCACGTGGCCAGTTAATTCCTGCACAAAAACAGCTCTGTATATTTGCCCTCTGGTGATCATCAGGATGCCAGTTTTAAAAGTTCTTCATATACCAGGTAAGTGGTGGTTTCTGTATGCAGATCCACATTAACATAAATCACAATGAACCTCTCACCCAGGGCCTGGATAATTGTACCAGGTGTGAGGATGCCTTTATGGGTTCCCTTGAGCAGCCGGCCACCTGCACCCCTGGCCAGCCTGGCTCTTATGATCCACTCATTCAGATCAAAGTAAGGGCCTGATGCTTCGCTGGCATCCACCCAGTTATTGGGCAGGCCCCAGATGCCTGTGCCTGTATGATCTACCTCCACCTCCACATCCTCCACAGCTGTTTTCTCCAGGGTCACTGGATGCCAGGGCCTCTGATACTCAACAGTGGGGCCCTCAGTAACGGATCCCCCCACGGCCTCTGAGGTTCCGTGAGCCGGCCAGGGTGGCGTATCCGTAATTGCTGATGCAGCCTGATCCTCCAGTATGATCTTGGCATTTCTAATGTGACTGAAATAATCAGATCCAGTATCACCCAGAAACTGAAACACCAGGTATCCATCCTCCTGCATGTAATCGGCCAGGGTATGGATAACGTTTCTCCAGGTTAGCGATGCAGGGGCCGTGCCGTTGGGATCAGGTGTAACAGCTGCCTCACTCAGGGTGGTATCTGTGCTGGTCCATACATCAGTGCCGGCAGCATCATCACTGTAGTATGTGGTGCCCAGGGGATCCAGGGGCTCAGCCAGCAGCTTGTACTCCTGGCCATGAGTGCCAATGCCACCAGGTGCATACTCCAGAGCATAGTCAAAATCCAGCGTAACCCTCACCCACTTGCCAACCTTTACCAGGATGGTGTGATTCTTCACACTCCTGCCACCTATATCAACATACCCACCCTCTGTGGTTTCGTTGAAAATATTAGGCTCACTGCCTGGCCAGAAAATGTTATTTGCACCACTCCACCCCTCACTGAGAGATCCTTTCTGGATCAGGATGTTTGTGATCTCATCACGTTTGGATCCTATCACGATCTCCACAGCACGATCAGCATCAAACAATCCCCTCAGGGCTTTATCCTCTGTGCTCAGCAGAGCCACCTGGCCAGGCACCTCGACAGCATCAACAGTGCCGGCCTCCTCATCGTAGAGGGCAGCCAGCCTGGATACCACAGTTATATCTCTCCCCAGCAGCCAGGGCTGGGCTACCACCCACCTCCTGCCATAGTGGAGATCGTTCCACACCATGCACTGGAATGCCTCCACAAAATCAGTGAGCATGTTACCAGCTGTATCCACCTCATCAGGATCCTCACCCAGGCCAGTGTATGCATAATCCAGATCTGGATATCTGAGCTGTTCGATCCAGTTTCCAGAAACACCCTCCCGTGAGTTCCTGGTGCCAAAGAGATAAAGGATATCCTGGGCCCTCAGGTTATCCGATAAAATGAATTTGAATATCTGGTGGGTGGTTCGAGTGAGGCCCACTGCAGCATCCATCTCAGGCAGCCTGGTGAGCCCACACCTGGCCAGGAGCCTGGTAACTGGCACAGCTATCTCATCCTTTAGGGGGGTAAAAGAACTCTGCAGCCTCAGGAAAAAATCCATCTCATAGGTGAGAGTGGAATCATAGATTCTCAGGGTGAATGCATTAACCCCAGCCTGCCTGATATCATCGAATATCACAGAGCCTGGATCTGTAAACTCCACCCTGAGTGAGGCCGGCATAATCAGCCGATCCAGAAACCCAGTAGTAGAATCCTCACCCCACTGCAGATTACTGGTAATATTCACATCATGATCATCAGATATGAGAGATCCCCCTGCCTTGATCAGCTGGAAAAACCATTTCCTTTTCCTGGCTTTCATTGAGCCCTGGTAAACTACTCCCATTTATGATGGCCTCTCTGTTCTTATCTGGCCCCTGGTTTGCTGAACTGCTACCTCAGTTTCATCTAGCTGGGCCAGGATCTGATCATTGTTTGCAGTGAGCTGGCCATTAATATTCACATCTATGCTCATGGGCCCCATGCCAGCTGATGCTGGGAGCCCTGAGTTAATGGCTCTGATGAGGGGCCTATTCTCGGCTGAGGCTTTTGCATTAATAACCTCCTCACCTGGTGTAAGCCTGGCCAGTACGTTATCTGTACCAGGTGGGCCCTGCACTGTGCCACCTGATGCAAACCCAGGCACCAGGCTCTGGAACAATGCCTTGCCACCAGCAGCCAGGAGGGGCCCCACCACCAGGGCAGCCGGCCCCAGGGGTGCCAGTATGCTGGCTATGAGCTGGGCCAGTTTGGCCTGGATGATGCCCCTGATGGAGTTCTTAATTGCATCTGCTGCTGATCCTGACGAGAGTGCACTGGCCGTATTGGCCTGCACCTGCCTGGCCAGGTTCTGCTGTTCTTGCTTGGCCAGCTCAGCCTTTGATCTCTGCACCTCTTTGGTGGCTGCTATCGTTGCAGCTGCAGCCTCAATCTCTGCATCCTTTTTCTGGAGGAGGAGATCCATCTGCTCCTGGGTTGCTGATTTCTCAGCCTCAGCCCCCTCCAGGGCAGTGATCTGAGATGCCTCCCTGGTGAATGCCCGCTCAGCTTCAATGGCTGCTATCTGAGCATTTAGCCCAATTAATTCCTGTGTAATTTGCCCCTGCATGATCAGCTCCTCTCTCCTCTTTTTCATCGTGGCCAGGGGATCAGTGGTATCCTGGGATGCCCCAGCTGCACCAGAGCCGGCCCCAGTTGTAGATCCACCACCGAACGAACCACCAGCTCCTCCACCAGTTAGCTCCTGCCTTTTCTCCAGGGCCTGGTTTCCTATCATGATCTCAGCTGCCAGGGCTTTCTCTCCATCAGCCATCACCTTGAGTGCCAGGCTCTGAATCACCAGCTCCTTATTTAGCTCTGCCAGGGAGCCAGCCATGCCACCCATACCCAGGAACTCTGCACTGCTCTGCAGCACCTGAGTGATTTTCAAAGTACCGTTTACAATGGCCAGCTGGAACTCTCTCCACTTGCCTATGGTGAGCCTGATGGATGCTCTGATGCCCCTGGATATTCCACCCACGAACTCAAACACTTTGCCAGCTGCACCCACTGTAGCAATAACAGCCTGGCCAATCTCCTTAACAAAGCCCACGGTCTGGGGATCTTTCACAAAGCTCCTCATCTCCTCTGCCATTGCATTGATCTCTGGCCTGAGCTGAAAGCCCAGCTCCTCCTTAAGATCTCCCACATCATTGCTGAGCTGCTTGAGGGGATCCCTGAGGCTCTCTGCCATGCCCTTAAAATTATCATCCAGGATCTCTGCCAGGATGTTCACTTTATCCATTCCCTCAGCTGCATTAAATGCCTCCTCCTGTACCTTGCTAAAACTCACCCCAACCCTGGAAAGCTCAGAGGCAGATCTGCTCAGGCTCTTGCCCATGAGGGCCGCCACGTTATTCAGGTCCACAGCCTCACCTGAAACCTTTGTGAGGCCGGCTGCTACATCTGCCATCCTTCTAGTGAGCACCTCTGCACCCTCAGCCCCAGATACCTCCCTAAATGTGAGGAGCATGGCCTGGGCCGTGAGAGTCATCTCATCCCCAAAGTTACTAACATCCTGCAGGGCTGATGCAGCTCTTTTGAGCTTGAGGAAACTGGCCTCTGACTCATCCCCCATATTTTTGAGGGCTGTTTTCAGTTTGCCCTCAGCTATCTGCTGGATGCCTGCCAGCTTCACAGAATCATTAAGCAGCCTAAACCCATTCCTGGCCAGGTTTCTGATGCCACTGAGGGCACTGGATATCCCCCTGGCTGCCAGGTTTCCAAAGGCCACAGATGTGATATCACCAAAGCTCTTAGCCTTTTTTTTGGTTTTATCAATATCATCACCCAGGCTAACCACAGCCTCACCATTGACCTTGAGGTTTTTGGCCATGCCATGATCATCCAGTTCAAGCTCTATTTTTAATTTTCTTGGCATAACCTAAATGTGAGGTGTGCTGGCCCTGGCCATTTCTTTGGCCATCACCTGCCTGTGATGTTCTTGTTTTATATCCAGGTTCTGCAGCTGCATCCAGATCATGGATATGTGCAACGGCCAAACATTCCACACCATGTGAAAATCCCCAGGCTCTAGCCGGCCCAGGGCGAGGGTGAAACTGGCAGCCTTTTGCATGCCTCTGGAATCTGGCAAGGTTCCCCCACGATCAATGAGAGAGGCCACTATGGGGCTACTCAGCTCCAGCTGATGAATAGCCCTGCCATAAAATTTGCCACTAGCCCAGCCATCAGTGGAGCGTAGTATTGGGCCGGCCAGGTGGAAACATCGTACTCATCACCATTCTCCAGGAGAGCCCTGAGAAATAACTGAGCCCTGGCCAATGTGGGAGCCTCCAGATCATCTGGCACAAGCTCACCGTTGAGGAGCAGATCCACCTCCAGCTCCAGTGCAGCACAAACAGCCTCAGCCACACCCACTGTTAAATCTTTCATAACAGGGGTGGGCTTTAGCTGCCAACGCTTTTTCCTTTTAAAAGAGAGTAACTTTCTCACTGATCTCCCCTCAGTTTAGGATCCAGAACCCGCTGGAGTAAATGACTGAATGGCCTGGCCACTTTCATTGGCTGGTGCGGAAACTTGCAGCGATGCCATCACCAGGCTGGCTGGGTTCGGCACAGCCTGCTCAGTGTAAATCACATGGCAGCCAAACTTGCCACCCACGATTTTCATGGTATCTTTGCCCAGCTCCTTAATGCGGAACCACATGGGGCTGAGGTTGGTGGTGGCCGCTTTGAGATTGGCCTGGAAAACATCATCAGCCTTTAAGGCAAGGGGCAGAACTCCCTTGAGCAGAATCATGGCCATCAGATCAGTGCTGTTCATGCCCTGAACTGTTTCGGCTGTTTCCCCAAAAGCCTCGTATCCATCACCCATGATCTGGGTTCTAGGAATGGTGATGAATGTGCCTGAGCTTACATCATCTGGGTTATAATCCAGGGCATGCTCAATCGATTCCACCACCGGCCTGTGTAAACTGGTATCTGGCATTTTTACTCTCGTTTAAATTAACGTTATGCGAAAATCACAATGGTGCACCAGGGTTTCATCCTCAGTGGCATAAAAGGCCACAGGATACTCTGGGATAGCAATGCTCTCAGGCCGCTCAATTTGAACAACCTGGTTCTCACTGCCCACCACCTCTGCACCTAAGGTGGCAAACTCTTTCAATACTCCAGGAGCTGGCCCCTGATTGAATAGTAATTTATTCCACTGATCAAACGTGCTGCCATCATAGCTATCTGACTCAGCGAATTGATACTGTATTAAAACGCTGAAAGTGTGGTGTTGTATCACCTGGCTCCCACCTACATCCACCTCATCATCTGTGATCTCACTGTTATCCTCCATATCAATGGGGGCTATTCTGCACCACGCCACAGGTTTGCCAAAAACGTTTTTAACATCATAGTTGCTGGCCAGGCCCAGCATCCCCATCGTTACAAACTTATGCACATTGAATGTGGCATATCCATGAGCATCCAGGAGGCTCTTTAGCTTAGCCCTGAGCCACTCCATTTTCTCATCCAGGGGTATTGTGAAAGGTGTAATACTCATGGCAGTTCTGCCTCAATAAAAGCTAGTACTAATTGAATGGCACGTTTCTGGATCTCAGGCAGCTCATCATCGATGGCTGGCTGCAGGTATGGCCTGGCATCTATCTTGAAACTGGTTTTCTTTGTGAGTGCCATATATTTCCACTTTAGATCTCCAGTATCAAAAAACATGGCCCAGAAAAAACTCCTCATCTGGGATGTGATCGTGATGCTGCCACCCTCCTCATGAATCCTGGCATAGGGCAGGAGGATGGTGAAGATAAAACGGGTAACAGCTGCCACCACTTTCACCACTTTCCTGGAGTTTGCCCCACCCTTTACAGCCCTGGCCAGGTCCTGGCTCTGGGTGTATAGGTGGCCACCATCACCGGGCAGCCGCTCAGCCGGCCCATCCCTCATGTAGTCCTGGATGGATCTGGCACCAATCCTAGCCACTGCCATGTTGGCTATTCGCTTCCTCAGGTCCTTTCTCTTTTTCAGAATCTTCTGGATAGCCCCCTGCAATATTTTGAGATCATCAGCCATTAAAATGCCGGCACGTTTCGGTGGCCACGGATATCATCCAGCCGCTTTTTAATGTAATCATCCAGGGCCTTTTTGCTGGTGATCTTTAGCCTATCGGCAGAGATCTCAGATTCACTCACGCCGATCAGGCCACGCTGGTGCCAGATGAGTGATGCTATCACAAAATCTGCAGCCACACTCACGATATCCTGGGGCACCTCCTCTACCACCGTGGCAGGCAGGAGGTTATCCAGGGCACCAGTGGAGAGGGCTGAGTTCCACGTTTCACCTGAACCAGGTGGCACCTGATCATCCCTGATGTAGCCGGCAAAGTAGGCAGAATCCGTGGGCAGGTTTCCCAGATCCCCATCAAAGTGAACCACGGCATAATCCATCCTGGGGCCGGCCACCTCAATCTCATCAGCCAGGCCAGTATCCCCATCCACAGAATAGATCTGCACTACAGGCCACTGATCAAAATAGGTGGTGTACCTCTGGCTCTGGTTTGGCCTGGTGAACTCGCTGGCCTCATTCCAATCACTGCCATGCACATCATTTCTCCACCTCATGGTGTGCTCAGCTATGATCACCTTTCTGGATAGGTAGAACTCTATCTTTTTGGTGCCGGCCTTGATGTGCCTGAGAGCAGCCTGCTGGATCTCATCAGTATCCCCAGAGCCAGGATCTGCCCTCAGTGCATTCTCCACAGAATCACCCAGCTTACCCATAGCCATATCGGCCACCTGGCTGGGTGTGATTAAATCGTTATAGGCTAGAGTAAGCATTTAATTCTCCTCTGTTTCTTCTTCTGCCTGGTGCCCTGGCAGGTTCTCATCTTTCCAGTTCTCAATGAATTTATCTTCGATGGCCTCAGCTGCTTTTTTTCCACGGTACTTGCCCTGCACATGGCCATCCACCACCAGCTCATAATATCCACCACCAGCTGGTTTAACCTCAGTCTCTGGCAGGTTGGCCTCAGTGAGTACCTCAATGGGTTGGGGCTGCTCCTCATAACCTGGGAATGCGTGCTCTGGTGCAAGCGTTGCAGCATTTTGCGCCACCAGCTCCTGGGCATGATCCTCATCAGTAAAGAACAGCCGGCCTCTCCTGGCATCGATGCCCTGGGTGATCTGGCCACCTTTGGGTGTGTGGCCACGTTTGTAATTCCTGATCCTTACAACGGCTTTGAGTGCTACCTGTTTGCGTTGAAAAAAGCTCATCTTAATTACTCTCTTTCTGGTTTTACGTTTAGTGATAGAAGTGCCACCCCTGTGTGAGTGGATGGCCTCCATGATGGCTCTGGCTGCTCTCTCCGCAGCCCTGCCATCAGTATAGGCATAAACCTGATCTATGGCATCCCTCCTGGCTTGCTGCTGTTCTGGGGCATCCTGGAGGGCTCTCCTGGCTGCATCCACCATCTCTCCTGGCTGCCAGATGTTGATGCCCACCTGGGCAGCATCCCAGAATCTGAGGCCGTGGTTTACCTTCTTCCTGTAAAATGGTGCATTCATAACCACCACAGGCCGGCCATATCCCTGGGCCCCAGCAGATGCAAACTCATAGAGGGTACTCATCTGATCCATGATATATAGATCACCGACCCTCAGAACATCCTGGAATTTTTTGATTACCTGGATCCCACGTTTTTTATACTCAGGCTGGTACTGATGGAGAGCCCTGGGATGGCCGTGGCCATACAGGTTGAACTCAACACCATTGAGTGCGGCCAGCTCCTGGAATCCAGGGAGCATATGGAAAAACGTGGATCTGGTTTCTGGTATCGCTTTGCAATCCCAGTGAGATGATACAACCACATTGGGTAGGCCGTTCTCAGCGGGCTCATGAGTTAAGTGACCCGCATGCCAGGGATCCATTTTGGGGCACCCCACGATCCTCACCCGTTCACCACCATAAATGGCCGCATCTTTGGCAGCTGGATCTGGGCCAGGGTGTATGAACATGGCCACGTTTTTATGATGGGGCCAGCCGGCATAGGATGGGCTTTTCCTTACAAAGCTCTGGCCAGCACCATGCTGTGTGAACACTGCCCACCTGCCAGCTTTCCAGCTGGTGGCCAGATCCCCGCTGGATGATACCAGCATCAGGTTTCCCTTGCCCTGTATCATGCCCCTCACGTGGCCCCTCTGTGCATAGGTTCTCACCTGCACATCAGCACCTTTCAGCATGGAAAGAACATGAGCCCCTAGTGCCTGCCTGGTAATTATCTCACCCCTGTTCTCCTCAGGGAGGGCCAGGAACATTGGCATCAGGTGATCAAAAAAATGCCGCTCATGGGCCAGCAGATCTATGGTCTTATTTCTCATAACTAATCACTGGTAACAAACAGGCCGGCCAGAGGGGAACCCCCAGCCGGCCTGGATACGATCACACAGGTGCAGGCTTAGGAGCCCGATCCAGCGAACGGCCCATTAACAAAGGCCAGGGTACGGTATACAGTCAATGCCTCCCGTAGCTCTGCCCTCATCGTGGCCAGGTTCTTACGAAAGTTATCAGAATCCTCTGTGGAGATTGCGATAGCTGCGCTCATCCGATCCCAGATCTGAGCACCCAGGGCGAATGATCCAACAGTGAACTCACCTGCAGGCTGGCTCAGCGATACAGCGCAGGGGAGGCCCCACATACGTGGCTGGGCAGCTGCCTGAGGATTAGAGAAAATGTAACGGCCCTGAGAATCTTTCGTGAGTTCGATGCCTGCCCAATCCAGAGGGTTAAGCACGATCCCAGTGGGAGGATACTCAGATGCTACCACCTGGTACATGGCCACCCTCAGAATATCAATATCCGTGGGAGAGCTGAGCCCCAAAGTGGCCTCCAGAGAGCTGTCGTATGCAGTGGCCTGGGTGTTGATGCCTGAGAGGTTCTGGCCAGTGCCATCACCATTGAGCAGCTGATCCTCCTCCTCCAGGAGTAAGAGGTAGCGCATACGGCCATCGATGTAACTCTGCAGGCCCACAGCATCATCCAGGAGCTGGGTGGCAATAACCACATAGTGAGCAATGGTTTGAACCGTTGCAGTGGCCGCCGTGAAATCAAAATCAGATTCCCCTTTATCCACTCCCTGGCCGGCCTGGGGTGCAGCTGCATCAGTGAGGGCAGTTTCCCGAACGAAACGAACCGTATCGGATTGGGTGGTGCCTGATGGGATGAGATCCCGAACGATCAGGGCACGCTCACCTGGGCCGATAATCCCAGGGACCCGCATGTAATCCACGGTATCACCAGCACTGCCTGAGGCATTTGTGATGGCCTTTGTTTGGCCGGCTGTGGGCGGTACGATGAGGGGGATGTTGAGCCGGCTTTTCTGATCCAGGCCCCAACGTTCAAACTCGAAAAGGCCAGAGCCTTGTTTTCTGCTGAGGTTCTTGAATGGTGCAGGGTTCTCCTGATCATCGGCCTTCATCATCTCATAGAGAGATAGGCCGGCTGTTTTGAATGCAGCTGATTGAGAATTTCCAACCTGGGCCAGCCGTTTGGTGAGATCTTCTTTGAGGGCATCCATATCCTCTGAGGCCGTTTGTGCTGCCTCCTGGATGGCCTTTAGCTGATCCACAAAACCAGCATTATCCTCTGACATTTTGGCCACGATCTCCTTATCCTCAGCAGCTCCTTTCTGGCCCTCCTCAAGCTCCTTAATTCGGGGCTCCAGTTTCTCCATGATATCATGGAGGTTCTTCTGCAATTTTTCTACCGTTGTAGGTTCTGGCATTTTCTTAGATGGTTAGATTTACTAAATACGATTGAGAGAGCAGAACAAGCTCCTCCAGGGAGCTATCCAGTTTAGGCGCATCCGGCCCCAGCTCCTCTGGGGTGGCTTCTCCTTTTGCGAGTTTCAGCCAGCTCTCAATTTTTCGGCCTAACTCATCTGATATATTACTGGTGTGCAGGGCACGGCCAGCATTTTTAATTTGCACCTCAAGGGGTGTGGGGATCGTTGCCGATGCCTCACGGCCCAGGGCACTCTTTACATCCACGGTTGGTGTTAGGGGATTGGCCCCCCAGGTAACTGGACTATATTCCCACAGCCTGGCCTCCTTGATCTGGGCTGTGTTGCCCACCTCATCCTCCTCACGTATCACAGCACTGATGCCTACTGAATGCTCAGTGATCACACCATCATCATACAGGATCAGGGCATCCCTGCCCAGCTGTGTTTTACTCACTTTGCTCACAACCCTCAGGCCCACATCATCCTCCTCCAGCTCAAGGGGCACACCCAGCAGCTCATCCCACCAGTGCATCCATAGCATTTTAATTCTATTGGATCCACGTGGGCCCTGCTCCTGGATCGTTTTCTTAAAGGCCCCAGGCATGAAGATATCCCCATGAGAATCCATGTTTCCAAAGGCTGCAGCGTAAAGAACCACGATGCCATCCAGGTGGGAGATATCTGCAATCTGGCCAGAATCTTTATATATGATATCCATAAGTGAGGTGCATTAAAAAAGGCCGGCCCTCAACACCAGGCCGGCCAGTTCTTGGAACTTTTACCCAGTGTTACCTGGGAGGAATATAGTGGAGATATCGGGCCCAGTTCCAGGAGCCCTGAATTTTGTTACGTTATTCAGGCAGCTCTCCTGGCCAGCCACTGCTTAGTGCGTAGCTCACCCAGAGTGAGGAGCCTGATCTGGGTTTGACCCGATTTACTCCAGGCCGTTAGCACGAGGCCGGCCAGGGCAATAAGCTCCCTCAGGGTTAGGATGCCATCAGCCAGGCTAATGAGGTCCACCGTGAGGCCCACCAGGCTGAGCAGCCAGGGAAGCACCACGCTGAGCAGGGTAACAGCCAGGCCACTGAGTAAAGTTTTATCCAGTTTCATGATCTAATTATTTTTTTGCAGGCCATAGAGTGGGATGCCCTGAGCATCTGCCAGCTCAATGTGGCCAGGGATAACTGATAAATCTGGCATCACCTGAATGGGGCCAGCTGAACTCTGGAGAATGTAACCATTTTTAAGATCCCACACCAGGCTCCTGATTACCTTCCTGCCTATTCTGATCTCCCTGGGTTTCTGTGGGAGATATATACCAAGCTCACCAGCCAGCCTGGCCACATCCATTGGAGCCATCCTGATGCATACGATGATCCGGCCCTGGGCCTGGTATGTTGCCACCAGGTGCTGGAGCTGGGGGTTGATCGGCCTGGTATCTGTTTGCTGTACACTCATGGATCCAATTTCATCCTTACTAAAACATCCACGTAAAAGCTGGTTTTATCTGCATCCACCTTTTTAAATTCCATCACCTTGCCACCCTGCAGCTGAACAACTGTTTCCTCATCCAGGATCTCACCCAGGAGGGCCATCAGCTGCTCCACCTTACTGGATTGGCTGGTGGTAGGTTTCCCGTTTTTAAAATCACTCATAACTTGCCTATCACGGTACATCTGCAATTAATGACGTTTGAGGCCGATCCAGTAACATCACCAGGATACATAAGAGATTCACCATCTACAATAAAAGGCTCATCTATTTTCACCTCCTGGCCATCGGCCTCAGCATGCCCTGGCCTCACATCCCCATCCCTCCTGGTTAGCCAGGCCCTCTCAAGAATCCCAGCATCTGTAAAAGCCAGGTGCTGGCCAGATTCAAAAACTGGAGTGGCAGCTGTTTGGGCTATGGTTCGGGCCCTGGATGGAGCCACTCCAAAAACAGCCTCAACACGTTTGGCCAGCTTGGCCACATTCTCACCATTCTCCACACCATCCCCCAGCTGTTTGGCCAGGAGCTTAACCGTGGTATCATTCATCCCTCTGGTTTTCTCCAGAACCTCAAGGGCCACAGCCCTAGCCCTGGTATCACCAGCTGGAAAATCCACATCAAAGCCCACTCTCTCTGCTCCTGTTCTGTAGCCCTGCACAATGCTCCTGGCCACCAGGGGGCCATACTGATCCACAGTTTCCTGATACCATCTCTGGAGATCAAAGATCTGCATGGCCATATCAAAATCAGCCTTTAACCCTGGCAGATCATGCAGCCTTTTCAGGGTATCCTCTTTCTGTGCCTTGAACAGGGCCAGGCCAGTTTTAACATAGGCCACCTCACCCGCCCTCTTTGCCAGATCCACCCCCAGCCACTCTGCCCTCAGCTTTGCATCAGATGATGTGTGAGCCTTGCGTGAATAAAGGATGAGCCTGTGGGATAGAGCCAGGGGCCGTGGATGGCCAGTGTATGCCTGCATTAAATTCATCTTCTTTTCCTCCATCTATCCACGCGCGTGATTCCCCACATCTCCCGATACATTGCCTCATAGGTTCGATCCCTTTTCCTTTTTGCCTGATAACCTGGTGGCCGTTTCTTAATGTGATCAATATGCATGGATGGGATAAATGCCACTTGCATCATCCCAGGGTTAGCCAGAGTAAGCTGAGGGCTGAGCCCTGGCTGCATCAGCCTGGCCCACATTCTCCTCATCATGGTTTTATCACCATTGGCAGCCTGCAGCCTCTGGAAAAAATCAGCGTGTTCCCCTCCTATAATCAACCTCTCATCCCACATCACGTATTCAAAGAGCCTCCTCTTTGCCACCCAGAAATTACTCACCACATCCACCTGGGCCCATCTCAATCCATCTGGCTCATCATGCCACCTGGTGGGCCTATCTGCTATGAGCTTGGCACCCTCCAGCCTAACATCTGCAAAATACTTAGTCCAGCCGGCCCTCACCTTGCTCCTGATGTGCCTGCATTTACAGCCGGCCAGCACCAGTTCATCATGATCCTCCAGTAGCTGTACCATTCTCCCGATATCCACGGCCTCTGTAAACACATAATCATCATCCACCTGTACCACATAGGGCTCGCTACTTGCCTGGATCAGAGCATTCCTGCCAGCTGAGCAGCCTACATCATAGGGGAGCCTGGTGTATGAGTAAGCCATTGGCAGATCCAGGGGCACCCTGGAATCATCGGCCACGTAAATCCTGGCACCTGGCCAGAGTCTCCTGATGCTGTTGATACACTTTGTGGCTGGCCCTGGCCTCTCAAAAACCTTAACCAGGAAAGCCACATCTTTTATCCAGTTCATGGTATCGGGCATCCTGCCAGGTAGACTATGATTAAAACGGCCAACAGGTCCAGAACTTTTTTAAGTAAACTCACTGAATCACTTTATTTAATGAGTGGCGCCCAGCTGCGATCGCGCGGCCGCCACATGTACTTTACATATCTGCAGCCTAATTTATTTAGGTTTGCGCCTTCTCTGCCGGCCCTTGTTTCTTCTGAGCCCTGGCTTTATCACCTGAGCACCCGTGGGCACCTGGCAGAAATCCAGCAGCCTCCTCTGGCCGGCCTCAGTGTTGAGGCACTCAACATAAAACAGGCCCACATCCTCTGGCCAATCAGCCTGGGCATCTGGCACAATGTGGTTATAGTACATTTCCCAGTACCTGGTGAGAGCCTCTTTTTTTGAACTGGCCCCATTGAACTTAGGAAAGCATGGCCACCAGTTTGCCCTGGGTGTTCCACCCTCTCCCTCTGGCTGCCAGTTATTCCTGGGCCCACTTTTGTGTTTCCATGATACCAGCCAGGGCTCCAGATCTCTCTTAAATACCACCACTCTGGCACCACGATTCAGAACGTATCTGAGGGAGCTGCCCCACTGCAGAGCCACATCACCATGTAGGCCACCTGGATCCTGTTGCCACTCTGCATGCAGCTTGTTAAACCACCTCTCTGGTTTGCCCCAGTGAAATTTATGGGTGGCTCTCTCATGGGTAACATGGGCATCAGGTTGCATGTTCAGGAGGTATGCCAGGCTGCTGGTTCCAGTACGGCCAGCTCCACAGCCTATTATCAGCTTTCTCTCCATCATCCCCTCACCTCATACACATGCCGGCCCTTGCCATTGGCCCATGATCTAATCCCCTGAAATCCCCACCTGGCCATCATCTGCTTTCTGTATCTGGATCCCCTGGATCTGGCCTTTTTGAAAGTGGGGTTTCTACTGGCAGTATCCACAAAGTAAGGGCCTGGCACAAACAGGCAGCCGGCCTGGCCCCTGTAGCTCTTAAACTCAGTGGGGCCATCACCCTCTCTCTGGAGGTTCATAGCTCCTATTCTGGTTCTGATACCCCTGTGCCCATTGGCAGCTGCCAGCCTCAGGAAAAAATCAGTGTGCTCTCCACAGGTTTTGTACCTCTCATCAAAACCAACATCAGCCACGATCTCCCTCCTGGCCAGGAAACACATGGGCAGGTGGTTAACCAGCAGGGCCTGGGATTGGCCCACCCTGGCCTGGGGTTTCTGGATCACCAGGTGAGTGCCCGTGAGCTTGTAGGTTCCCTCTGAGTTTGCCCACCTCTTGCGGCCCATATCATGCTTAGCCATGCCGGCCAGGGCAAAGGTGGGCCGATCCTCAAGGGCCGCACAGAGGGCCTCAACAGAACCAGGCTGCAGATAGTTATCATCATCCATTAAAAATACGTATGGAGTTTGAACTGTTCTGAGCAGCTTGTTACGCTTCCACGATATGCCCACATCATGATGGCACTCAATGCCATACTCAATACCCTCAAAAACCTGGGGGCTTTCTGAATCATCAGCTACCACGATCCTGGCCTGGGGGTAAAGGCTCAGGATGTTATTGATGGCCCCCTGGCATTCCACTGGCCTCTCAAAGGTGGGAATGCAAAACGTAATATTATTAAGATCCATGATGAGCCTCCAGATGCCTGGGTGTTTGTAGCCAGTTGATATCATGAACCAGGTGGCCCTGCCTCTCCTCCAGCCTGCCACAATGAGTGCAGATAAATCCCAGCCTTAGATACCAGTTCCATCCCAGGTGCATTTCCCACAGGAACCAGGTGTGGCTGATGGCCTCCAGCTGCTCCTTAACCAGCTCTACCATTCTGGCCACACCTTCCTTGAGTGCCTCCTTATTGGGCTCAGTTTCAAGCTCTATACAGCCAGCTCCCTCGCCATGCTGCAGGTGATACTCCACCACACCATCATTATAAAACCAGGAGCTAATGGCCACCATTTCATCAGGCAGGCCAGGGAGTGGCATGTGCACCACATCTAGCTCCTCAAAAGGTATGCTATCCCTCATTTTCATCACCTCCTATCATCATGTAATCTGGCCAGTTCAGGTGAGGAAACAGCAAGGGGATCAGCCCATGAGATTGGGGTTTCCACTCATTGCTCAGGATCCTCCTCTGCTTTGCAGCATCCCAGCTGTTTTTACTGCCAGGCCCTTTGATATCTACCACCACCATCCTGGTGGCCGCAACTGATGGGAGCACACATCCCACAGCATTCATGCTCTCCAGTCTACGATCCACCTGGGCATCCATTTTGCCATTTTTCTTATCCAGATATGGCTTGAAATTCATTCCCCTCATGGCCTTGAAACTGAACATCCTGGCCGGCCCATAGCCCCACTTTCCTCCAGCTGTACACATCACAGTTTCCCCATTCACAGAGTTTATGAAAAAGCAGCTATCCAGGCCCACATGATCCACCCCATTTATATTGGTTACTGCCATCCTGATCCTGGCCAGGGCTGCCATGATGTACGGCACACCCACGAGGTTATCAGATCCCATCTGCATGAATGCACAGCTAACCGATTGACCAGGATTCATGGCATCACCTATGGCCTGCCACCCCTTATTCCATTTGGCACCCAGGGGGGTATTATCCGCATGAACGATGCCCCACCCCAGCTGGCCCAGGTATGCCACATCTGTTGGATCTGGATCACCTGGTGAAACCACAGCAAAAGGCCAGATATTAACCTGGCCCTCAAGCTGTTTCCTGATGTGCTCCCAGTGCTGCACTACCATCCCCACTGTGCCTGATCGGCCCCAGATAGGCATGTGAACAAATAGATTTATCATAACTGATCACTGATGTGGCCAATGTGGCCAGGTTAATGTTTCCCGTTTGTTGGCATGGGCAGATCCAGCAGCTGCTTAATCTCCTCCTCCAGGGCTGCAGCTGCAGCCTCATCCTCATCACTTAGGGGCACAGTGCCCACCCCAATATCGTTGAGGGGGATGGTGCCCACTTTGGCCAGCAGCTCAGCTGCCATGCCACCCAGGGCTTTCCTACCCAGAGCCTCACGGCCCTCATCTGGAGAGATAAGGGGTGCCTGGATCATGCTCACTAGCCGCTTAACCTTATCGTTGGCATCCTCCTGCAGAGCCTTTATATCTGACTCATCATAACCCAGGCTCATCTTAGGGGTGCCATATTGAGGCATATACCATGCATTAATCCAATCCAGGATCCAATCCAGCAGGGGCAGACTGGTGAGCTTAATGAGGGCCTTTACAGCCTCCACATAATTTGAATATGTTTTATTTGCGTTATCACCCAGCAGGGCAGGATCCACACCCATGCCCACACTGATCATCCTCATCACCTGCAACAGCGTGGCATCCAGGCTGGCATCCTTTGGGCTCATGCCGGCCTCTTTGAAATCCAGGCCACCCTCCAGCAGCCCTGGCTTACTCTTTGTTGAATCCCTGGCATAGGCATCCTGGATCTGCTTTTTCAGTTTTTTGTATTGCTCTTTCTCCAGGGTATCCTCTGTTTTGAACCAGCCAGGTATCCTGCCCTTATGCTGGCTCACACTCTTTGCCCACTCCATCTGATCATCAAAAAGATCCATTGCCTGCAGAACTGAGATCAGCAGAGGCAGCCCACGATCATCGTTAAGGGGGTCCCATTTTTTGATAAAGAGCACCTCACTGATGGGCCATTTCATGCCGGCCCCTCTCATGTTCGTTCCCTTGAGCTGAGTGATCTGCAGGGTGTTCTCATCCCTATCCACCTGGCTCACCCGATCAGGCCGTATAAGCTGGATGCTGGTGGGCTTAAAGCTGCCCATGATTCCCAGATTCCACATGAATATTTCGCCGGCATAAAACAGGTGCAGCACCATGATCTCAAAGAGGTTGGATATGCTGCCATTATTCCTGGGATTCTTGAGCAGCTCTATGAGTGGATGATTGGGAACCTCCACAGGCTTGCCCTCCGGGCCTGGCTCCATCACCTTGAGATCTTTGGCCACTGATGCAATGGATGTGGATATGAGTGCCAGGGCCCTGGATGCATATGGGTTCCTGACAGATTTTTTAACCAGGGTGGAGTACGTTGGCTTACTCCAGTTTGCTGAAAGCCCGATAAAGTACGTACTGGCAGCCGATACACTCCAGGCCATAAACGATTTAACGGCCCCATACCACATGGCCACTTTGGCCAATGGCCTAAATTTTCTTTGTTTCGTCTTCATGAGCTTTCTTTATCCCTTTAAATAAAAACCATTTACACACCTGTTGGTGTTCCGATATTTCCAGATGCTCAGAATACCTGGCACTCACATGCTCCCAGGTGGGAAAGATACGCACATGGCCAGGATCATCAAAGCTGGGCACACTCACCACCACAGTGCTGCCATCTGGCACCAGGCTGAGCACATGCATATCATCCTCTAGATGCTCCAGAGTTTCCATGATGATGAATACTGCGCCAGGTGGCATTATCACCTCGTCACTATACTCCATCTGCATCAGGTTGGCCAGGTGGAACTGAAACCTATTATCTCCCAGGAGGAGGTTTCTGGCATGCCTCAGGGCATACCTGGAGAAATCAAACCCATTATACAGCTCCACATTATCATGAAACTCCTCATCTAAGAACTGGGCAAACAGGCCAGGGCCACATCCCAGATCCATCATGAGTGGGCTTTTGCCAATCATCTCAGCAGCTGCCCTGAATAGCCTTTTCCTGGGGGCCTTGTAATCCCTCCAGCTCTTAATGGGGCTGGCCTTGTACACCTGATCATAGTAGCTCTGGGGCTGCTCTTTACCCATTTGATTCCTCCAGTTCTAGCTCCAGAAAACATGCATCTGTGCAGGTGTGATCTGTGCCGTGTAGTAAAATATGCTCATCCATAACTCTCATCTTTTGGATGATCCTGAGGCAAACTTTTTCAAACTGGCCGGCCTCCTCAGCCAGAACCAGGGCATCCAGGAAAGGATGATCTGGGTTTTCTGCTAACCACTCGAAAAGAACAATGGCATACTCATTCATGGATCCAGTTTAAATTATTTCAAAATCAGCGAGTTCACCAGGAAGATCATCACCTGGTGGCTTTGTTTGCCAGGGCCTCAGCATCTCCTCATATGGGCTGGTGCATCTACACCAAACATGCTCAGGTGCCCCTGATCCTGGGTAGCCAAACGGCCTAAACTCGAACGTTTCCGAACGATCCCCATCAGGTGCCCCAATATCCATGCCCTGTAGTGGGGTGGTTGGCCGTGAGCCCATGAGCCTGGTTACAAGCTCCATTTGAACATCCTTGCTTACAAGCTCAATGAATGACTGAATATCTACTGTAGGCATAACTGAATCTCATTTTAAAAGTGTTGGGCCCACCTGGGTGCCACCATTCCTGGATCTATAACCACCCTGCCTGCATGCACTCTGGCAATACCTGGGTGGCCTCCTCACTATCTTTTTCCAGAACTTGAAACCGCATCTCTCACAAGTGAACTCCCATGCCTGCCTGGTTCTATTCCACTTTCCTCCATGTTTGGGTTTTGGCATAATATACCTCTTTTGTTCCTGATCACTGTTTTAAAGTTACGATAATCCACGATAACCTGGCTGAGAATCTGGCACAGTGGCCAGGCAGTGGTTAGCCAGGGCCAGGGCATTCACACCATCATCAAAGTATCCAGCTGGAGCTGAGTATATGGTGCCACTCCTGGTGTACTCATATTCAAATATCATCAGCTCACTCCTCAGCTCATCTCCAAAGCAGGTGATACCACCCTGGTGAAAATCGCTGGCCAGCCTCCTCATGATATCCTGTTTCGATCCATACGGCCCTCCTGTGTACTTGAAAGCCTCTGCCCTCCTGCACTTCTTTGCTATCATCTGGAAAACTGGATCACCCACACCAGTGGCATCAATCATGGCCCTTTTTCTGCCCACGATTTTCTGCACCCTCTGGATCTGCTCATCCCATCCTATCTGCTGGAATCTGTGCCACTCCACCATCTGGCCGGCCTCATTGAGCCCAATAACCCAGGTGAAATCATGATGCTCTCCCAGATCCACACCATAGGCCACCACAGGCCCATCAGCTGGCTGGCCACCCTGGGCCTCAAATGCCTGCTCAATCTTCTCAATGCCAAACGGATTAGAGCCATCATCTGCAGCCTCAGCCAGGTACAGCTCTTTAAACACTGCCTCAGGCAGATCCCTCCTAGCTCCCTCAATGGTTTCCTTGTCTACCACTCCACCATCCACTGCATCCCAGGCCGTGAGCTTATGATAGGCCCATCCTGGATGGCCACTCTCTGCCCTCCTGGCCAGGGCATATGCATAGTTATGCCGGCCCTTTACATTGCCAATCATTTTGAATCGGCCCCCAGTAGCAGTGAGGGTGGTGTATACTGCTGTGTATGCTGCCTCTCTCCACCTGGTGATCTCATCACCCACAGCAGTTATCACATCTTCACCGAAAAGGTTATCAGGCCGATCAGCTGATAGATACCATATTCTGGCCCCACCCAGCTGGATGATCCTGCTGGTATCGTTTGTTTTGTAGAGGTGAGGAGGCACTGCATCATGTACTTTCTGATATACCCCCTTTTTCATCACATAGCCCTTGAGCCTTTTCTTTGCCCGATCATAGGCCATCTCACTGGTTTTGTAAACCGTGGCAATCCACCAGTGATTACCATACCCGATCTTGGCAGCCTCATCCAGCTGCCACTCCAGGTGGCTCATGGTTTTCCCAGATTTTGTGGTGCCCTCAGTGATGGTGAACCTGGCAGGATCATCCACCACAGCTGCCTGCTTTGGATACAGCACAGCTCTCTTAAACGCCACAGGTTGCACCAGCTGCTTGTAATCATCCTCCACCTGGGGCAGCCATCGATCCAGCCACCTGGTGGCCTGATCAATTCTAGCTAACCCCTTGTAACCTTTCATGGAGCATCTTTCTGGTTAGATCGTAATTTGCCACCACATCAAATAGCTCAGCATATGCGGAGATCACACCAGCACCCACTGGGGTGTACACCCTGGCCAGCTGATCGATGGCATTAACGAACGTGTCCACCTGCCTCTGCTGTTTGGCCACGGCCTGCTTTGTGGTGGGTTTCTCTTTTCGGATATCCTTCACAATCTCAGCCACATTCTCAGCCAGCTCCATGAGTTTCTCAGGGGGTGCTGGGTTGATGGCATCACTGATCCTGGTGAACGACTCAAGGCCCTTGTTCAGTGCTGCCTCAACCTTATCCAGAGCCCCAGTATCCTCCAGCTCCCGGAGCCTATAGGAGACATAAGTAGACAATTCACCCACCTCCATCGTTCGCTTTCTGTACCTGCTGAGGGTTCTCTGGGTGATGCCAAAGTGCTGCATGGCAGCCTCATCTCCCTGGAATGCTGCCATGATTACTGCATCAGCTATCTGCTTACTTTTTGCATCCTTGAGAACTAGCTGAGGCCCACCTTTTCTGATCTGTTTTTTAGCCATACATGATACCTGCTATACCTGCCACCACCATGCCCAGGCTCACCAATATCACCACCCCCTGAGCCACCCTGATAAACAGCCTGGCCTCTGGTATCAGATCCTGGCACATCTCACTTACTTGATGCCAGGTGAGGATGATGATAGCACCCAGGCCGGCCCCTCCTATTGCTGTAAGGATCAGGAAGGGTATCGGGAGTGGAATCATCTGATTGAATTTCGTAACACCATAAAGTACACAATGAATAAAAAAAAGTTTGCAAACCCTGAAACCTCTGGGTTTACATGGGGTATATTAATTAAACACGTTATTAATCACCACAGTGCCACAGCATCATGAAAGTATCTCAGATCAGAAAGCACCTCAGGAGTTCAGCCCCTTGTATGACTGCCAGCCAATGGCACTCAGATCATGATCCTCATTACATCCAGGTGGTTAAAAAGGATGTGCTGGAGGTTCTGGCCAGGTATGAGGATGAGGATGATCTGGATCGTTTCGATATGCACCAGGGCACCCTGTACATCAACTAACAAGGGCCGGCCCCCTGGCCCAACACGTTCACCACTTAAAACCACAGCACTATGATTCTCGTAAATTTTGTACACTCGCTCATTTCTTTTTTTCGCACTCGCTACCACAAAGCCCTGGCCATCCTGGCCAACGCGAGGGAGCAGGTGGATTTCTATGATGCCCTCATGGATCTCACTGGTGGCACCTCCCTGGTTCATCTCCAGAAAGAACTCACCAGGCTGCACCAGGCCCATCAGATGTGTGCCCCCAATCCCCTCCAGCATTACTATGATCTTTGGGCACCTGGTGCCTGGAGGGATTGGGTTGAGGGAGAGGAGATCACAGTTGGCATGATCCAGATGGCCCTCATCATGAATCTGGCAGAGGCTGCGATTCCCTACGATGATCGGCCAGAGTTTTGGACGTGGGCCTATGAGAGCAACATTGAGATGAACAACCCCATCATGAGGAAAGCTGCTTTCATGATTTATATGCAGGACGAAGAACCGAACATGGATGATCATGTGCGGCCCGATCAGCTCAAAAGCTTTGATATCCGATGAAGCCACTCACATCAAAGCAGAGGCAGGCCCTGCCAATAACCCACCCCCAGGCATATGCCCTGGGAAAATGGGTATTCAGCCTGGGCCTGCCCATCAAAAAGAACCCCTACTTCAAGCACTATCAATCTGCTCACACGGCTTTCAGGGACGGCTATGTGCGGGCACTTATCGATCAGAACGATGCAACATAAGGCCAAAGAATGTGAGAACTGTGGCCAGGTGTTCATGGCCAAAACAGGCAGGAGAGGCCGGCCAGAGGTTTACTGTTCAAAGAGCTGCTCAAAAATGGTGCAGATCCAGAACTGGATGTACAACCTCATACTGGATCCTGACTACAACCCCACCCCAGAAAAGGCCATGAGGCTCAGGCAGCTGCTCTGGGAGATGGGGAACCAGCTCACACACTTTACAAAAAAAGAGGAGGTGCCTTGAAACCTCTGGGTTTACCAGGCATATACACCTCAACACGTTTCACCACTTTAAAACCACAGCATCATGCACAGCCAATACAAAGAGCTAGGCCCTGAGGATCGGGGCCAGGCTGATCAGGCCAGGTGGAGTACCCCTGAGTTCCTGGTTAAATGGTATCTGTTTCAGATCATCCCCCTCCTCAAAAGGGTTTCAGATCACAAGTTCCAGCTGGCCGGCCACAAGGGCCATGCATCCACCCAGATCACCTGGAGTGGTATCATCAGCTGGATGGGTGAGATGGGATACAGGGAGGAGCTGAGGGTTACGATGCCAGAGCATCTCATGAGAGATCACCTGCAGGATATCCACAACACCCTCCTGAGCCCTGCAATGGAGCTACACCTGGCCATGATGTACGTGGGCAAAGTGCTTGCTCCTTACATGCCCTGTGAGAGATGTGAGGGCCTGGGCCATTTCAGGGGCGCAAAGCAAGGCTACACCAGGAGAGGCAGGATGATCCACATGCTGGGTGATGCCAGCCTGGTGTGCAACAGGTGCCACGGCTACAGGATCGATCCAGAATGGAGAGCCAAACTGGAGGAGGATCCACCTGGCACTTTTAAAGAGTATCGGCAGGGTGTGGCATCTGGGAAAATTAAAAAGCACTGGATGCTTAATGAGGTGGGATACTAGCCGATAACTGGGGGGAACCTAAACCCTCAGCATCATGACCTCGCAACTCGAAAAACTGTTCACTGAATTTCTAACCTTTGCCCAGGTGGCAGCCCAGCAGGGTGATCTGGTAAGAGCCAGGCAGCACTGCAAAAGGGCCCATGCCATCCTGAGGCATATTCAAAAAATCGTCACTCTATGTACACCACTGAGCTGGCAACTTTTGCCCTCATTTGCTTCCTGGGCCTCATGGCCTTTTTAACCTTTCTAAAACCAAGAAAAAGAAGATGACTATCTACGTTCCAAAACTCGTATCCGAAGTATCAGAGATCTCAGAGATTGATGGCTGGGGATTCACAGTTACTACCAGCAACCCCGCCACCATCCTCATGCTGCTGAGCCTGGCCCAGGTGTTCCAGCTCAAGCACAATGATCTTGAGGATGGCCTGGAGTTTGGCCATGAAAAAGAGCAGGTGGCCAAAGCTGCTCATGCATCGATGAGCCAGCTGCATGAGTTTGATCCTCCACTGGCCCAGCTTGAGGTGCCCAGGATGGATGCCAGGGTGAATGCCATGATCACTGACATCAACAGGCTGGCCATCAAGTACGCCACATCTGATGGGATTATGATCCTGGAGGGCGCTCTGCTTAAAATTCTGGATATTGAGAATGGGTCAATAGCCTATGCAGAAAGTGATTCATCAGGGTTTCACTCAGCCCCTATGATCCCAGGAATGAGGCACCTCATGGGCCTGCACTGGATCAATAACAGGCAGCTGCTCAACCTGCATATGGAGCTGGATTCAGATGCTGAATTTTGATACCCTACGTATCAAAGCAGGGCAGGCCGGCCAGAGCATGGTGGACCTCAGAGCCGGCCTGCTTTCATGTACAGCACAATGTTCTACTCACCTACAAACCGATGTTTCAATGCCTGAATTAATTCAAGCCGAAATTACCGATATCCTCAGCCTGTGCCACCTGGTGTGTGAGAAACTGGGCAGGGGCACAGTGGCCACAGAGCTGCAGTGCAGCACCCAGGCCATTGGGAAAGCTCTCAAGGTGTATGATGATCCATACAAGTATCGTGAGCTGAGGCTTTTAATCGTTGGCCTGTGCTTCACTATTGAGGCCGGCCCTATCTACAATATCACAGTTCCTGAGGATGTTGCACTGGAGCTGTGGAGAAAAGACAATTAACCATGAAAAAGATTATCAAAAATATATCCAGGTTTTTTGCCATGCTCCTGATCAACTGGCTGGAGCCTTATACCCAACATCGAAAGTTTGCAGCTAATGTGGCTGAGGATATCGATATCCAGCAGGGGAACCTGGAGGCACTCAGCAGGAGGCTGGGAGCCCAGGAGGAACTGGCCAGCATACTGAACGGAAAGGTTCATGCCCTGCTCATGCTTACGGGAATGGATCAGGCTGTGACAAGGTGGAATGAAGTAGGGGCCGGCCAGATCCATGATGATGTTTTACGTAAGTGGACGGAGGCCAGTGGCCTGGCCAGATTCATGAAAACCATTAACGCCATGCAGGACAGCATCCTCAAAGAGCTTGAATGGGACGGTGAGTGATCGTGACTGGGAAAC